CGACTGTTCCTTCGGTATTATCCTCTGTGCCTCATTGCGTCTAGATTCGCATAGAACTGCCTTAATTTTATTTAGTCGAAATACGCGACTTTTTTTTCGGTTCAACAAAATATTTTTCAAGCATGAATGCTGGAGTCCAGCCGTCAAACCCATACCCACGATTGAAATTGGTCTTAGCAACCTGAGCGTCTTGAGACGTATTATATGTCCCAATCACTTGTTCGGTTCGAGTTTCTAGCAAATTCCAAACCTCACCACTCTTCATAATCTTGTAATTCATCATGCAAATCCTTCAAAATCTTTCTTACCAAACTTAGACTTCTTCTTATAGAAATCGCTATCTCGTTCGCCGAAGTCAGTTTTGTCCATTACCGGTCGGTCGTCAACCAACCCTTCCTGAGCATCCTGTTCAACGTCGAACAATTTCATTTTAGACCGATCGATACCAACGACAAACCTACGATACGATGCAGGATCGTTGTATCGATTCTTCAGCTGCTTGACCATAATCTGACCGAGACCTTCTAGTTCCTCGGACGTAATAAGAGCAAACATGAAGTCAGCCGTCGCAGGCAGACCAAACGACTCGGAAGTATCTTCAAGACCCACGTCGCTGTTACCGAAACCAGAACGAGTGGTCTGGGTTGCAGAAACGATCGGAACATTGAACTCAACTGCCAAGCCACGAAGCTCCTCAGCAATCGCCTTCACATACATGTAGGAGTTGACGTTGTTGCCGTACTTCATTCTAGAAGAAGCACAGATGTTCAGATAGTCGACGTAGATTATCTCTGGGCTGAAGTTCTTTTTCAGCTTCAACTCATTGATCAGGTGACGGAAGTTAGCCGAACCAGCCGAAGCTGTAGGATACTCCTTGATGATCAGCTTACCGGTCGTCTTGTTCTTTACACGTTCAAGCTTCTTGTCATAAGTTTCCTTGTTCATCTCGGTTAGCTCGTCCATGCTAACATTCATGAGGTTGGCATCAATACGCTCGGCGATACGTTCCTCAGCCATTTCCATAGTGATATACAGAACATTCTTACCGTCAAGCAGATTACCAGCCGCGCAGTGACACATGAACAAAGACTTACCCACACCCGTTCCCGCGAGCGCGATGTTTAGTGTCTTGTTTGGCAATCCACCCTTAGTGATACGGTTGAAATAGTCTAGGTTGAATGGAACCCTAGATTCCTTGCGGTGATAAAACTCGTAGCGAGAGTCAGCATCATCAAGGAAGTTGTGACCGATGTTTGTATCAAAACTGATTCCCAAAGCATCAGAAAGAATCTGTGGGATGCTACCCTTGTCCTTCTTCTGATCCTTGTTATCTAGAATCTGAATGGATTGCATGATCGCGTTATAGACCGAACGTTCCTGAACGAACTTCTCGGTCTTATCAACAATCCACTCAAGCTCGGTTTTAGGGTCGTAGTCCAGACCCTCGATGTTACTAACGATGTTTTTGACTTGATCATCGTTGATCCCATTCATACTAACGAGATCGATAGCGAGAGCTTCCTTGGTTGGGAAGCGATTATACTTCAGTACATAACCTTCAATGAGCTCGAAAAGAACCTTATCATCACGGTCTTGAAAATGCTCCTTCTTTAGAAACGGAATAACCTTTCTACCATAGTCTTCACGAAAGACTAGGTTACCGAATATGACTTGTTCAAAGCTGCTCAATCGTTACTCCCATCTAGTTTTAGAATACCCAATACGTAATTCTCTGACATATCCTCCGCGTAACGCAGAGTATGCCCAACAACTTCCTTGACACCCATCAGAACATCATTCTCATAGAACTCTACGAGGAAACTTTCGTCCTTTTTATAAATCAGAGAATGACGCACATCCCCAGTCTCACTAGAAATTGTGCTTTTGATACATTCATTCGTCATCACGAATCATCTCCCCTTGTCCAAGCGAATACTTTTCTTTGATCCATTCCCCGAACCTAGTCTCTTCAAGGATTGCCTTCCAGAAATCGCTGTTATCAACGATGTCAGCAGCGCGATAGTTCTTACCCATGATCTCACCAGTTCCCTGATCAACACGAGCATACCAGCCTTGTTTTGGCTTTACGATGAATTGACCCTCTAGAGCTAGGTCAAGCATACCAGACCACTTATTGATACCTGAATCGAAACTCACGGTGATGGGAATCTTAGACTTTTCCTTGAGGTAGCGAGACTTCTCAATGTTGATAACAAAGTGATAGCCAAGAAGCTCCTTGTCATCCTTGTCCTGCTGACGACCGATGATCCAGATGTTGTCAGCTGAGTAGTAGATACCAGTTCCACCGCTGACCACTGCCTTAGAATACATCTCCTGGGTCATATAGACGTGATTGACCACGACCATAGGAATGTCCTTGAGAGTCAGGTGAGGAGTGACCATACGGAACAGAGACTTCAGCTGCTTAGCACGAGTCATGTCAGCAGCAGAACTCTGCTTCATCGCATCCTCAACTTCCTTCTTAGAAGCCAGGTTACCAACCGAGTCAACGATGATCATGATCTTATCGTTACGCTTGATTTCGCTCAGCTGTTGCATAACGTCAAACTTGAGCTGCTCGATATCGGTGATTGGCGTATGAACCACAGATTCCAGCGGCACGCCGAATGAGGTGAAGTAAGATTCTGGTGTTCCGAACTCTGAGTCGTAGAACAGGATGATACCATCCGGATTCGCTTTCAAAAACGCAGAAGCCAGTAGCAAGCTAAATGCGGTCTTGAAGTGTTTCGACGGCGCAGCAAGAACAGTAAGACCAGGAGTCAAACCACCGTCAATCCTACCGGAAAGAGCGACGTTGATCATAGGAACTCGAGTTGGAATCATATCCTTCTTGCCGAAAATCTTTGAATCGGTCAAAGTTGCAGTAAAGTCAATGGTGCTGTTTTTGATCAAACGATCTCGTAGTGACATATGTTTCTCCTTATTGAATCTTCATTATACCGTCAAAGACAAGATTAGTCAAGTAGTAACTTATCCATCTTCTTGATGAACGCGTCAACGCTCTTGATACGATCCTTACCTGGCCACTGAATGATGTCTTTCTCTGGATTCTTTTTCAGATTCAAAAGCAGAGGCATGATCATATCCCTAAGCTGTTTGAGCTTCTCTTGATCAACAACCTTTTCAACCTTAGTGAAATCTTCTTCGTTCGCAAACGTGAAGCCAAAATCGTGTTCTTGCATTTTTGTTTCCTTATGTTCTTAACTAAAGAATGACTCTAGGTTGCTACGCTGTTCCGTATCCCAACCGATGATCTCTAGGATCGACTTGATGGGATCGAGGAATGCCTTTTCGAATTGCATGTTATAATCGACATACCGATGAAGATCTAGTTCCTCAGGCAGGTCTTCAGCAACCGAGATCACCGTGTCGCCTAGAATGTTGGGCGTCTTGAGATAGGCGAACTTGATCTTATCGCCGTCGCCAATCAAAGGATACTTACGCGTAAGACCCTTACGATTTAGCAGATCATTATACAGCAGAGCTCCCTTCACGTGAATGGGAGTCCCTTTGATGTAGATCGTCGAGCGATCCTTATACTTATTGAGACCCTTCATACCGCGTGGGAAAGCCACTTCCTCAAACGGCAGCTGCATGAACCTATCCTTGAAGTCGGCGATATACTTTTGAACCATCGCCTCATCACCATTCATGATCAGCTTGATGGCTTCCTTGATGCTAGACCGACAAGCTTTCGGAGTTGAAGAACGAACTGCCTCAATACCCTGGAGCTTCAGCTGAGGTTCATTGTATTGCACACCTTCAATGTTCCAGGCATTGAGAATATACATCTTCTTACCGCGCCAGATGCCTTTGTCCGCGATGGTCTCTCGCTTCATAAACATCTTTTGCTGGTACGCATTCATATAATCCGCAAGCTCTTCGTAGGACTTGTTGATAACTTTCTGAATCTTTTGCTCGCAGAAAGCGTCAATCGCCTTTACGATCTCGATAGTGTCGTCTGATTCAACCAGGCGTGAGAGAGGCTCCATGTTGACATAAATCGAATCTGTATCCGAAGCAATCACGTAGTCAACCTTATCCGTCTTAAGAGTTCGATTGAGATACTCGTTCATCTTGCGCTCGATCCAGCGGATAGAAAGCTGACCAGACATAGTGATCGCCTCAGCCATATCAAAGCTGAACCACCTGAAATATTCGTTACCGAGAGCGCCGTAAGCTGAGTTTAGCTGAATCTTTTTGGCAAGCTGTAGATTGTGATACCTAGAGATATCGTTACCGATCAGCCTACGCTCCTCTGTCTTTTCCTTCGGCGTATCCTCTAGCAGCTGCTTTGCTTCAAGCATCTTCTTCTTATACTCAACGCGATCGTTATACATCTTTTCCATCAGCGCAGGCAGGAAACCCTGCTTGTCTTTCCGGAACTTTACGCCATTCGCTGCCACTGCGTGCGGACCTTCAATGACCGCGTAACCTTGGACCAGAGACTCAACGACGGGAAAGAAAGGTTCCTTCTCGACAATCATTTCAGGGCTGATGTTGTACTGCATGATGAGGTGAGGATAGAGGCTGTTTAGGTCGAAGGAAACGACCCACTTGCTCATACCAATCTTTGGTTCCTTGACGTAACCACCAACCAGATTATCGTAGTTCGCTGTCTTTTTGAACTGATGGATGACGATGTTACGATCGAGAAGATAGTTGTGAATGATCACATCCCATGGGCGAACGGTCGTCATCGTATCAGCGTAGTTGACTTTGGCATCATACGCGAAGGCAATCACCTGTTCGATGAACTTGAGCTTCTCCTCGAGCATATCGATCAACGTAACGTCGTGTACGTTATAGTCATAGAACTTTTGGGGATTTTGCACGTACAGCTCATTCAGCGAACCGTATTCGGAATAGTCGAGCTTCTTAGAGCCGAGTTCCTTCTCCGCGATGTGATCGAGCCTATAGCTCTCCTGCATCTCGAACTTGAACTTTCTGTAGAGATTCAGGTAGTCGAGCACGTTGACACCAGCTGGAGTGTAAGTTTGGTTCTCTCGCCCGCGAACCTCAATCTTACGTTCCTCTAGGATACCCCAAGGCGAAAGTTTCTTAGCTTCTTGCGAACCAAGCACATTCGTGATGCGGTTGACCAGATAGGGAATGTCGAAGAACTCAATGTTCCAACCCGTCACGATATCCGGAAGGTAGCGACCAGACTGCCAGATCTTCAGGAAGTTGCTAAGAAGGTGCCACTCATCCTTGCACTTGATGTAGTGAACGCCATCGGCTGGTGTGTAATCCTTCATGCCAAGCAGCACCTTCTCACCCTTACGACTGAGGGTGATAGCGGTTACTTCCTTGTCTGCCTTTTCAATGTCGGGGAATCCGTCGGACGAATCAGTTTCGATGTCAATACCGATGATGTTGATCTGCGATGTGTCGTACTTCATATCGCCGTTAAACTTATCATACATGAAGACGTACTGGAAGTTTGTCAACCCGTAGATGTCGTAGTTGGCAACTTCCTCATATCTCTTGATGAAATCCCTCGCATCGGAAATCGATTCAAAATCCATCCTGTTGACAGGCTTGCCGGCGAGGGTCTTGTACTTTGTATTGGTCTTTCCGTCCGAGGGGACAAACATGTATGGCTTGTAGTTGATTACGT